AGATTACCCCTAGTATAGTCTAGTGACTTTTGTTTAGTTCCCGCTATTTCTTGTCTAAAGTCAAGTATTTCAGTGTTACCTTTTCCTTTTTCTGTAGATTTATTAGATAATTCTTCTAAATCTTCATATGATGAAAGACGAAAATTTTGTAAATCTTCTATATTTAAATTAGTAGATTCTCCTTTTAAAATTCGGGTTTTACCTATTCCATTTACAGAACCAGGTCCTCCCTGGTATTCATATAAAAGGTTATCACGAGTAGTTAGTTTATTTTCTTTTAAACTTAAAATTCTAGATCTTTTACCACTACCCTCAGTAATAAATTCTAAATATTTAGCAGGGCCTAAAATTGGAGGGAGTACACCTTGCTTTTCTAAATGTAAACCTAAAAACCCACCAGCTGTTTGAGCTATAGTGCTTAAAGGATTATAAACGTTAGCTGTGGTGTTTAAATTTTCAGCAAATGTTCCTATAGCATCTGTAACTTTAGCTATGCCTGAAAGATTTTGTTTTCTTTCTCTGAGTTTTGGGGGAGTGTATCCACCTGTGAAATTGGTAGAGGTTAAACCTAATACATTTTGTTTAGCTGTAAATAAAATACCATTTGGAGATTTTAGATCAAACAACATCTGTGTCATTCGGGATACATCATTTACTACTCGTCTTGGTATTAAAGTACCTCCACGTAGTAAAAAATCAGGTCCGCCTGTTCTCCCTACTTCGGAATCTCTTACATCTATATCCCTTGTTACATAAGGTTGATTAGATGATCCCCCAAAGGGTCTATCTTTTCCGTATCGTAGGGATTTTAGATTTGTTTTTAAATCAAGAATCCCCATAAATTATATTTTATCCTTGAGTTGCTTGAGCTGCTCCAGTTTGATCAGTGGCCTTATCTGTATCTAAAATATAGTCTTGATATCTTCCTTTAGAGAAAGAATCATTTACAGAAAGGGTTTTACTATCTTTTAAAGCTGTTGTAGGAATAGTTCCAGCTAGCTCATTAAAAGTAGATCCATCTTTTTCAAATTTTTCTTTAAGTGCCATAATATAAAATTTAATCGATTAATTTATTATAAATATTGAATCATTGTACTTCATATAACCCAACAGGTGATATTTTAGGTTTACTATTATTTTGGTTAATTAATGTTTGAAGTAATTCATTAGTACGTTTTGATTCTTTATCACCTTGTCCTAAGTTAGTACCTGCTACTAATGCTACAGAATCATTATTGTTCAGTGCTATAGAACCTTCGGGTCTTTTAATTATAGTTTCACCAAAACCTGTAGGTATTACACCATCACCCATTGTAGCCATTTGTTTAGCACCTGAGTCTGCATCATTCATTGCATTCATAATTAATGCTATTCCTCCGGCTACTGCTAATGCCCCTATACCTAAAGTTAAACCACTAGCTAATGTTGCTGCCGATGCTGCACTTGCTCCTAAAGAAATTGCTAAAGAAACTACACTACCAATAACTCTTACTAAAGAAACTGCACCTATTAATCCTAGAGCAGTATACACTGCACCAGCACTACCTGCTAAACTAGCCATACCATCAATAAGACCTCCAAGAGGTCCTTCTACTATAGCTCCAAATGCAGTTTGGATTTTTTGTAATGCCTGTTGAAATTTATCCGCTGCAGATTGTTGTTCTAATTGATTTAATAATGATTCACCCCCTAGGGTTCTAATTCTTTCTCTACCTTGTTCACTTTGCATTAAAGTATCAAAATTCTTTTCACCTAATGTATTTAATACTTCCTGTTTTTTAATACTATCGGCTAGTTCATCCGCACTCATTCCAACAGCGGCAGCTAATGATTGTTGTTGAATCACATTTAGTCGTGAAAATTCTTCTGCGGTTCCAAATTGTTTAGCCAATTCAGCAGCAGCCCCAGCAGAATCCCCATTTAATGCTAATAACCTAGCTCTTTCTAAATTTAAATCTCTACCTATAAGTAATTCAGCTTGTAATTCATTTGTAATAGATTGTTCAAAATCTAAAAGATTAGCGGCTACACCTTGGGTTTGTTCTAATGATAATCCTAAACGATTAGCTTGAACTACCGCTCTAGCCAATTCTTTAGTATTATAACCATATTGGGCTCCTAATTGTCCCGAAATATTAGCTACCTGAGATAATATTTTTCTACCATCTAATCTTACACCTGTTTCCTGTTCTAATACTGCAACTTGTTCTAAAATATCAGCAGTTAAAGAACGAGTATTTTCACCATTTAATGTTCCAAATTCAGCTAACTTAGCCGATTCTTCAGCTTGCATACCAACCATTCTGGTTAGTTTAGTTTGATCTACTACTTGTTGTGTTGTAAATCCAGCTGTTGCTCCTATAGCATCTCCTAACTGAATCATAGATTCAGCCATAGCTTCAGCATTTAAAGCAGCAATACCACTATCTACAGATATAGCATTAAAACTAGCTTTAAGATCCCTAGCTTCACTTTTACTTACACCTAATTGCTTAGCTAAATTAGTAGTAGCAGTATCAGCTTTAAATAAAGAAGCAACAATTCCAGTAAGTAAAATATTATCAAAAGCTGAAGCACCCGCATTAATAACTTGGAAAGCATTTCCTCCATCTACCTTTGCTTCTCTGATTTTTTGGGAAGCTTCATCAAAAGGTTGACCAAATAACCTTCCAATAACTGGAATGTCTTTTAGTAAATCTCGAACATTATCAAAAAATTTAGTAGATTTATTTAATTTTTCATTTTCATCTACTATTTTTTCAAATCCTTCAGCAATACCTCTTGCTTCCTCTTCGGCTCTAAATAAATTTACTAATAATTCATTTAATTCTGCTTTTTCTTCTTCAGTAGCATTTGCTAATAAATCTTGAGCAACTTGTCTTTGCCTTTGAATTGATAGAAGATTTTTAGAATTAGTTTCAGCCTGTTTAGCGAGGTTATTAGCATTTTGTCTATTTGAAAGATCTGTTTTAGATGCTTTTGCTAAATTTTCGGCATCTTTTGCTAAACTTGTAGAAGTTGTTTTAGCTAATCTAAATGCACCACCAAAATTTTTAGCATTAGTAACTGATTTACCGAGCTCAATAGATATATCCCTAAAATTAGAAGCAGAAGCTGCTCCTAACTTACCAATTTCTTCAAGATTATTTGCTAATTCTTTAGCACTTCTATTTTGTTCTTCTAGATCCGCCATTAGGATATTTTGTTATAAATATTACTATTTGTAACTTGTCTTGCCTTTATAAGGTTTAGATGCCTTTAAAAATTCTGGAGTATTTACAGTACCATCGGAAGAAACTAAATTTTGCTTACCTTTTTTACCGGATTTTGCTTCTTCTATTTTTTTATTAGCTTCCTCATTATATTTTTTAATTTCGCTAAAAGTAAATTTACGAAGCCAAATGGGCATACTATAAATAGTGCCCCAGTCGTATCCACCTTGACCATGAAAAACTATTTGATGTATTTGGCTAAATAGTCCTAAACGGTATTCTTGTGCCTCTTTAGACGTCAGGCCAAAAAAAGCCGATTGTAATTGGGATGGTTTTTTTAATTTTGCTTCCTTCGGGAAAAAAAGTCAAATCTATGTCAGGTTGGATTTGATTAATATATTCTCGTAGAGCTCTTGAATCACGAGCAAGTAATCCCTGATCTACGAATTTTCTAATTGTGGGTGGATCATCTTCACCATTAATTGAAGTAATAATATATTTTAAACGAGTAGATACCTCAGGTGAATTATCTTTTTTTATTTTTTTAAGCCCTTCTAATTCACGTTCAATTTTAGCTTCATCACCGTGAGTTAAAATTTTAAAAGTTATTTCATTATCCGTATGGGGTAATTTAAAACTAAATTTATTTTCAGTAGAATTTTTTATATCCTCATGTAATGGCTTATTATCTAATTTAGATAAGTCTACAGTTTGAGGACCTTCTAATGCCGCAAATTTATATTCTGACCCATAACCTAATATACGAGCTGCTACCATTATAGCATTTTTATCACCAATCAATAAATCATTATAATCAAATTTAGTAACAATAAGGGATTTAAGTAATCTATCAATTACTGTACCGCTTTGAATGTAAGATTGATTAGATAAAATATCTTCTTCCTTAGCTGTCATATATTTAATTTCTATTTTACCTTCAGCTAAAGGATGATCTTTAGGATATAATTTTCCCTGAGAGGGTAGATCAATAATTTCAGTTGGTAGATTAAATTCCGTCATAATCTTTATTTATAATAACTTTTGTTCGTTGATAAATATTAAGATAAGAAAAAGCTTGACCGAAGCCAAGCCTTTTCGAGGAATATATGTGGAGGGAAAGTATTTTAAAAGTTTAATACACAGTAATCTGGTTGAACTGTCATTGTAAGTTCTTGAGCTGAATTTTCATTATCCCATCCATACTCACCAAAGCTAGCTTCAGTAATAAGAGCACCTTTAATTACCCATTCACTTACAATATCACCCACGGGTCCTAATACGTTAAAAGTTAAATCTTTTTTATAGAAATCAGAATAACCATCTCTACCTGTTACTGATTCATGGTGTAATCTAACCCATTCCATTACAGCTTGGGCACCAGAAGGAGTAATAGGATCAAATAGAGTAAAGCTAATTGTATTCCATACTGTTTTTCCTTTTACATATCTTTGTACATTAATGTGATTTAAAGCTACTGTACCTTGAGTAAGTGAAACAGCTCCCATTCCTTTTACAATGTAAGAAGGAAAACCATCCATATACATAATAAACCTATTAGCTTGTTTAGGTTCAAAAGCTGTGTAAAAAATTTCGTTGCTATCTAATACTGCCATTTTATGTTCTGTTTATTATAAATATTATTATCTAAAATTTTATGCTGGGAATGTAGCTCCAGTTGGCAATACATTGAAATCTAACATGATAAATTCAGCTGTTTTAGTTGGTTGTAAAAATATTTGACCAACAAGCTCATTTCTATCTACTACATCAGCAGTATTATTAGTTTCATCCATTACTACTTTAAAGGCAAACAAACCTTGACGTTGTTGTACACTTTCTAAATAAGGATTAACTTGACTTAAAAAGCTATTTCTTGTAGCTGTTGTATTTTGTTCAAATACTAAATTATCAGCAACTTGAGAAATAAATCCTTTAAGAGCAATTAACAATCTTCTTACATTTACTCTATCAAGAGCACTTGCACGTTTTTGTAATGTTTTCTGACCAAATACTACAACTCCACTTCCTGGGAATGTAGCAATTGGGTTAACATTAGCAGCATATAATGCGTCTCTGTTTCCAGAAGTTAATTTTCTTTCAGCTTTAATTACATTACCTAGAGCACCTCTAGTTAAACCAGCTGGGGCAAACCAAGCATCACTTGATTTATCAGTAAATGCATATACTCCAGGAATCATAGTTGAAGCAGGTACCCATACTGTTTGTCCAGTTGTATTTAATGTTTGTAGCCATGGCCAATAAGCGGCAGCATAACTAGTATCAAATGAACTTGCTCCATTTACTATAGTTGAAACTCCAGTACCATATCCGTCTAAATCAATTACAGCTATTGCATCTGTACGTGATTCTACTGTAGATACTAATAAACCAACTGCAGTTCCATGATCACTATGATTTAGTCCAGGTACACTAATTACATTGAATTTATATTCGTCTGTATTACTTAATAAGTTAATAGATTCAGTATAGTCTGTTTGGCCTAATCCCTGAATATTTGTATCAATTGAATCATTAAATTTTGCAGCACCAGGTCCATTAAATAAAGCACCAGTTGCACCACTAAATGATCCTGAACCAACTACTGGGATAGAACCAGTAAATGCATCTTTTGCAACCCCATTATTATCAAAATAATCGGGTGTTGGGTAATTTACAGCACTTACTCTAACATATTTACTTTTGTTTACAAAAGTACCATTTGATTTTACATAATAATCTGTACCATCTTGTTGTACAGTATGTGATGTATCTCCTATTACTTTTGAAATATAGTTACTTGCTTTTGGGTCTAGTGAAAGGTTTGAAAATGTTTCTAATGCATTCTTTTGTTTTGAAGAATCGTCTCCTCTACGAATCAATAAACTAAATACACCGGAAGAAGTGTTTACGCTAGTAATTTCCCAACGTACATTATCTTTAGTACCATTAGTCAAAATGTTATTAGTACCTTCCGATCCAGAACTATTAGCAATTTCACCTTCTGATAAAGTTGTTAATTCAAAAGATGCAGAAGTAGCATCAATAGAATTTGCAATTGTTGTACTTGTAGCACCTGTAAAGCTACCACTTGCAACACGTGTAACTAATAATGAAGTTCCTCCTTGAGAAAAATAATTATTTGCTGAGGTTTGAGTTAGGTACTCATATTGTTGTGAGCCACTAGTAACATCACTACCATAAATTGCTTGATACTCACTATATGAAGTAACTAAAGTAGGAATACCAACAGGCCCTTTAGCAGCTGGTCCAATAACAGCAGCTCCAGCTTGTACAGGTTGTCCTTGAATAAATGATTGGTCAGTTTCTCGGGCTAATACACCAGGAGATAATAGAGTTTCTGCCATTTTATGTTTTTATTTAAGTATTATTTTCTTATAAATATTGAAACCCTTTTCAAAAAATCAATTTATTCTGTGGATTCAGATGATTTTACTAAAGTAAGTTCACCTGTTTCTAAATTAATATTTCCTTCCCCATATTTTTTATTTAGTTCCTTAGCAAATTCATTTTGCTTTCCCTGAACTTGCTCCAGTTGGGTTAAAACTGTAGTTTTTTGAACTTCAAATTGACCTAAATTATAAATGAATTGAGTAATTTGATTTTGGGTTTCTTTAAGTTGTTGCAACTCTTCTTCTTGTAACTTAATTATTTCTGACATAATATTGATTTAATTATAAATATATATTGATTATTTGAACTTTAATAAATATTGAATTTTCTTTAAAACTATTTCAGGTTTTATTGCCTTATGACAAATATGTTGAGACATAGTACCTTGATGTCTAGGACACCAATCCCAATTACTTTTATCAAACAATACTCTTTTATCTACCCAGCAATTATTACATACTGAATGATCTTCTATTTTAGTTAAGTTTTGGGTCATTTCATATCCGTATGGGATAAAATTATTTATCATTAACGTATGTTTTTCCATAGCCCAATTAAACCAAGATAACCCAGAACCTAAACCTATAAATAGTTCGGCGTGATAAAGGTAATTATAAGTATCTTCCCAATTTAATTTTTCTTTATTTATTATATTTTTTTGATTAAAACCTTCATATGATATATTAACTACTTTATATCCTATTTCATTTAACATTTTAGCTAACCATTCCCAGTAATGATAAGGCCATTCTTTTAAAGCAGCGGTCGAACGAGGGCCAATGCAAATATATTTTTCTTTTAGGGGACGTTTTTTAAATTTAAAATTAATCCCATAATTAATTTCTTTATAAGGTAAACCCAACATATCAGTAGTAGCTTGTATCATAGGAATAGTATTAGGTTTATTTAAATGATATGATCCTTCATCCCATTGTTCATTAGTCCTAAACCATCCTAAACCATAATGGGCATAACAATCATACTCTACACCTGGAGATATAAATTCTACATTTTTATATACATCTAAACCCTGAAAAAATTCATTATGAAATGAAGATACAATAACATTACATTTATATCTTTTTTGAAATTCCACTACTTGGGGCATCCAAGCTAAAGTATCACCTACAGACTTAGATTCAAATGAAATTTTTACTTTTTTATTTTTTAAATTAAATACATGTTCTACATTACCATTAATTTTAATAACCCAATTAGTTAACCATCTTCGGTTAGATTGGGTCCACATATTATTACTGATAGTATCTGTATGAATAGTAGTATTAGTATCTGAATCAATAAATTCTACAAAATATTCTTTTTTAATATTTCCTTTTATTTCAACTTTAGGTACTAAATTAAAAGTAATTAATATTTTATTTTCTTCTAACTCCACTATTAATTAAATTTTCATATAAATCAATATGTTTTGTAGCAAATATTTTTATATCATCACTATAATCTTGTAATTTATATTTTATAGGTGAATGGATAGTTTTTAATATATTTAATTTATCCGTTTCTAAATTACTTGATAAAGGATTTATAAAAGGTAAATATTCTTCTCCATAATGATCTAAATTGTAAGCCATAATTTTAATATTATTTGATATCGCTTCTTTTAGTACTATAGGATTACATTCCCAAGTTGAAGTAAATAACATTAAATCACACATTTTAAAATATTTATTTGTATCATTTGTTTCTCCTAATACAAATACATTAGGTGGAAGATTACTCATTAAAGGTTCCCAATATTCTTTAAAATTAGAAGCTTGATTACCTAAAAAATGAAATATATAAGTCCATCCATATTTGTCATATAGTGTTCTAGCTAATTCTATAGCATAACCTTGATTTTTTCCAGGAGTCCATAACCCTACATTTAAAATGTGAAATTCTCCTTTTGTTATCCATCCATTTTGAGATAAAACTTCTTCTTGTGTTGAAGATAATTGAATACGGGGATCAATAGGAAAAGGAATTAATGTTTTATAAACAGGACGATTTTTAAAAGTTTTTCTTATATGAAAAGGAGTAACACAAGCATAAGCATTTGGTTCAAATAATTTTTCTTCATCAGGTTTAAAATAGATATTATGACAGGTTTCTATTATTTGCCAAGGATGTTTTCTATCATATAATCTTTCTTGTAATTTAATATCAAATGGGTTATGAGTATCAAATCCTTCAGGTATTTCTTCTGTATGGATTATATCTATTTTATTTTTATAACAAAGATCTACAATATGTTTTTGTTTATCTATTTCACCCCAATATGAAATAAAATTATCCCCTAATAAATTTTTAATTTTGTCACGTTGTATAGTATAAACATCACTATAACATTTCCATTCTATAACAAATATTTCTATTTTGCTATATTTAAGTAATGCCTCAATACGTTTTAATAAAAACGCAGGCATTCCTCCTGTACTCAAATGTGGTGCTAAAAATAAAACTTTCATTAAACTATAATATAATAACCTTTACTAATTTAATCAAGGAACATTATTTATATTAGCTACTGTTTCCGAAGTAACTGTAACCTTTGCTTTAGAATTTACTTTTTTAAGTGCAGTAATATCTTTTTGTATTACTCCAGGTATAATATATCCACGTAATCTAATATTAAAATTACCTCTAACTAAACGATCTCTACCCGCTGTTAATTCGGTAGCAGTTTGAAAACTATCTATAAAAGCTCTAAACTTAAATCTTTCAGGATCACCCCAGTATGCATCCGAAGCATATTCTACAGATTCAATTATTTTATTTAATTGTTCCATATAGTAAGTTTGGATTATACAACTATAATTTAATGTTACAAAATCGGGAACTACTGATAGATTGTATTCTTTAGTTGGGATACGATTATTTAAAACAGCAAAATTATCATATGCATTTTTAGGATTATATGCTTTTTGAAAAGTACCATACAAATTAGGCATATTAGCATCTAATTTATTATATACTGTTCTATCTTTTTCTAAAGAATCACGTTTGATAACAATAATAGGTAACATTACTGCTCCACCCTTATCTCTATAATAGCCATCTTTTTGATATGATTTCCATCTTTCAGGAGCGGCATAAATAAAAGGTACACTTCTTCTTGAACCATTTTGATAAACAAATGGTTTTATAACATTTTGAAAATAAAAAAATACGGCTTCATCTAAATCCTGTATGCCAATAGTAAGTAACTTAGATGAATCATTTTTCATACTAAGTTGTGTACCCCTATTAAAATCAATACCCGTTTGAGAATTATTAGGGTTAACTACTTTATTAGGATTACCTCTTTCAGTATCAAAAGCTTTTTGCAAACCTGCACTTATTTCCTTTTGCTTTTTAGGAATTGGTTTTCTATAATATTTTTTACTAGGCATTAAAATCTTTCTCTATGTGGTGATATATTAACTTTATCTGCTGGTACATAATATGTACTGCAAATTATTGAATGATTAGCTCCAAAATTTTCTAACCCTGGGTTTAAAGGATTATCATTATTAGGATAATCTGGGTTTTTACCTACAAAATATTGGTTAGAAACTGTAGAATCTACTCCATAATATTTATTTTGGTATAAAATAATATCTCCTACTTGAGGGACAACATTAGCTTCTACTAAATCAGCACGTAAAAATCTAAATTCAATACCTTGTCCAAACCCAATCCCAGTATCATCTTCGGGGTATGCTTGATTTTCTCTTTCAATTAAACAATTAAATAAAAAAGGACCATCATAAAATTTTTCTCCAGCTGCTTCACCATATAAATTAGTTTTTGTTTCTTCTAATTTATATTTGTAAATAGCAGCTTGTTGGGTGATTATATCACCCATCAATTCTCTATTTAATTTTTTTATTAAACTTACATCTCTGGAGCCACCAAATAAAGCCATATTACCCTATATAAATTGTGTATGGAACATTTTTAAGTTCCTGATTTGTGAATTCTGCTTCTTGAGCTCTTCTTTCTAATAATGCTTTACGGGAAGTTTCATCAAGGTATCCTCTTAATCTTTCAATTAATGAATTTTTTTCTGCTGTAGCCGCTGTAATTAAATCACCTTGGTTTAATTGTACTTCAGCCCCAGGAATTGGTACTGTTTGATATTTACCTCTTACATATCCTAACATTTCTTTAGCTAGTGC